GTGATATTCGTAACTCCTCCGCCGTTTTCTGTAGCTTCTACGCCTCCACCAAAGCCCTTTCTGGAGGGAATAAAAGCCTCTTTTCTCTCTTTTCCTGCGAGCCCCATGCTACTAACGGCAGGGGATAGAGTCGGAGCTACAAAGGTATTCCCTTTTGCGCTTGGCAAGATTCCTCCAAGCCATCCGCCTATCAGTTTTTGAAGCCACGAGCTAGCCATCTGCTTGGCGATATTTTTCAGTGCATCGCCTAAGTCTTTTGCGTTAACGATAGCATCGGCCAGGCCGTAACCTAACCTGTCCGCCCAAAGAGCCGCCGATATACCGAACTGATCCGAAGTGTTCTTGGCGTCCTCCTGAGCCTGGTTAAGATCGCTCACTACCTTCGGCAGCTCCCCATACTTGGCCTTGAGCTTTTCTACCTCCGCCGTCCATTCCTTTTGAGTCAGGACACCGTTTTCAAGCTGTTGGTTAAGAGAGGCAAATTGACTAGAGGCCAACTCGGAAGCCAGGGCTTGGATCTCGGAAAAACGGGCTCTCATGCCGTCCGTCCAGTTGAGGGGGTCGCTCATGTCGAGAAGGCCTTTCGTATCCTCAGACAGGGTCTTTTTCATTCCCTCAAAGTCCCTACGGAAGATTTCCAATAGGTCGTCCCCAGAGGAAAACCCCTCCTGATAGGACCATCTCATCTCGCTCCAAAACTTATCTATTCCCTGTGCCGCCGCCGCTTGAGCCTCTTTGACTTTCTCCGCTGCTTTGGCGATTCTCACCGCTTCTGCCTCTGCCTTGTCTCCCAGAATGTCCATTCTGAGATCCGCCAGATTCTTCCAGTCTTTCGACAGCGGTTTCAGCTTCGCCATCCACTTGTCCAACGTCCCCAGGAAGGTCTCTCCGTCTATGTTCAGATACTTCATCTGATCCCGCATGTTCGAAACCAGGCGTGAGGCGGCGGACTCGGAGGAACCGAGAGAGCTGGAAGGGCCGGGGTCACCACCTTCCTTGCTAGATGTAGGTGATGTGGTAACGTCCCCTATGGCCTTTTTGATTTCGTCTCGTCTCTTCTTCTGTGCGGATAGCAGTGCCTCAGCGGCATCTCCAGAAAGGGCTATTTCCTTCAACATAGCCTCTCTAAACACCTCTGTGCTTTCTCCTATAGCACCGCCCATGGCGCCATTCTTAGAGACAAACCTTGCCGTGGACAGCTTTAGGGCTTCCTTCGTCGCCTCCTGCATTTCTTCTTTCAACTCGGCAACTCTGGTGGTGGTCTTGTCTATCTCGGCCTCCAGGAGGTTTAACGTTATCTTGTCCGAGTTTGCAAACCGCTCGTTGACTGTCAGCATGGCATCGCTCAACATCTTGGCCTTCTCCGCTGACCGTCGCATCTGTTCCTTGAGTTCGACGAAGATTCCCGCGCCGACGGCGATAGCGATAGCCCCGGCAGGTCCGAGGGATAACCCTATCATCGACAGCCAGGTCCCCATGTTCGCAAAGGAAGTTATCGCCAGAGGAGCAAGCGAAATCCAGGCTCCCACGTTAGCAAGAAAGGCGGTTATGGGAATCGCCAATAAAGCCGCTTTATACGCCACCAGAACCCCCAGGGAGGTCTTTAACGCCAGGGTTAGCCCTTCTACATGGTCTTTGGCGAAGGAGAACACCGAGGCGAAGGATGACCCTACGTCAGAGAGAGTATCCAATAGGCCCAATAGCTTCGTTTGAATCCCTTGGATCGTTTCTTTATAATCGTCGGTCTTTGCCCAACTATCCCACTGATCTCTGATTTCCCTTATCCGGGAAGAAAGAGCGCTGAAAGGTCCCCCGCTATCGGTCGATCCCATGACATCCTGCCGGAACTTGGTCCACATGCCAGACATAGTGGCCATCATGCCGCGCCAGTTGTTCTCGCTGGATTTCATAGCTCCGGCGAACTGTTTCTGCATCACCTCGACGATCCCACGACGGATACTTTCGACATCGTTGTTGACGGCGATACGTACCTTGCCGCTTTGGATAATCGCCTGTTTCCCCGACTTGTCCAACAGGATACCGAACCGCCTCAAGGACTCGGTTTCCGTCGTGACTATGGCGTTGGCCACTTCGCTTACGCTGGTCTGCATAACCGTAGCCAAGTCGGCAGAGGCTTTTACTGCTTCCATGGTATTGTCCACGGCGGCAGTCTTGAGGCGTACAAAAGCGTCTATCGCATCGGTTGTATCGATGGGATTTATAGCTGCCCAGTCGTTGAGGTCCTTGAACACCTGTTTAGACTTCTTAGCGTCCTTAATGACGGCGTTGAGGGAGGTTTGATAGTTCTCCACAGACACGGCGGCATCGAGGAACGACCCGGCTATCTTCTTGATCCCTACCGCCGTAGCGATTCCGGCGATAGCCGTCTTGACGTTCAGTAGACCGCTTTTGACCCTGTTCAAACCGCTCTGTGCTTCCGCCATGCCCTGAAGCTTGAGACTTGCATAGAGCTGTGCTACTTCCAGTTTCGCCGTCATGCCGTCACCTCCCTCTATCGGCCCCCAACAACCGAGCCAGTTTCAATCGACTCGCCTTGTGGTCTGTCGGCTGCGTCGGCTGAACCTGCAACCGCTCAGGGTCGTGGAACGCAACCGCCAAATACAAAGCCCTATCGCGCTCCACCTGCTCCGCATGGCGACAGGCAAGCAGGAAGTGGCGATAGGGCATATCGAAGATATCTTGAGGCATCCGCCCGAACATCATGGCCAGACGCATCACCGTATATCCCAACGAGGAGGGTACCGCCTCCCCGTCGGTTAGTTTTTTTCCTGCTCCTCTCCTTCTTTGCCAAGCAATGAACTGGTAATCCCATTGAACAGGGCACTAAGAGCCCTAAAGGGTAACTCGTCCACTTTCTCGGACAGTCCGGGAACCAACATCCTGACAGCGTCGGACATCCCTTTGTATATTTCTTTGTCGTCTTTGGCTTCCGTAAGCCGCTGGATCTTCAGGACTTCCGCCAAAGAAGGCTCCTTCACCGGGTAATCGGTCCCTTGATATCGGACTACTCGCGGTTCTCCAAGGATCTCGTCGAGATCGATAACGTTATTCTTGCTCATATTCTGCATCCTCCTATCAGGCCGTAGCCGTGCTGTCACCAAAAATCGCCGTTACACCGCTTGCGTCGGGGAAGCACCGGAAGGACGCATTGATGACCTTCGGATTTTCCTTGTCGTAGGTGATATCGATACTCCCGTTTGGAGCGGCGTTGGGGAACGTAAAGTCCTCTGTCTTGTCCGTGTCCTCTCGATCGCTGGGATGAAGAATCAGCGACTGAGCGAACGACAGCATGGACACCATGGCCCCACCGTTGGACTTGAGCAGTAGCTTCTTTTTCACAGGGTCGGTCCCATCCGTGACCACCTCGGCGCCAGGGATGGCCGCCTTAAGGCTGTCGATCGTGAACTCGGCAAGGGGAACCTCGACGGTCACGGTCCGCTTGGTTATGACCGTATCAATCGGGTCTAGTTCCTGGTCGACCTCGATGTCCTTCGTCTCCGTCGACACCGAGACCTTCACTCCTCCCTGGGTATATCCCAGATCTATCTCGGACCCTGCTTCGCCAAACATCACCCGGCAGGGGCCTATGTCTATATTCTGCTTGTTGCCCATTTACGTCACTCCTTCCAATTGGCGATCACGTCAAAGTTGAACTCGTGGACGTATTTATCGCCGTCGTCGATCCCCAGGAAGAAAGGTTCCTGCCTCGGGACCACCGAATGGACCTTCCTGTCCGCAGTGGACCAGTCTGTCTCCATGACGGCCATGAAAACCGTCCACGCCATGCTTTCGCCCTCCGGGAATGCGTCGGTCCGCACCCTCACGTGGAAAGATTGACGCCCCAAGGGCAGATCTACGTCACTGTCCGAGTTATAGGGGATCACCAGCACCACAGGCGTCTCGTCTGGAGCGTCGATCATGTACACCGGAGAGATCCCAGCCCCGACAATCGCAGAACGGATGACCTGAATCAGCGAAGGCATATCAAATACCCCCTACCTTATCGAAGGCACGCTTCACGATGGTTCGGAACTTTCTCCTGGATTTCGGTATGGCCCGTTCAAGCCACTTCCATCGTGCCCGAGGGTTCAAATGCCCATGCCAACGTGAATGTAGTTGTCTTTTCCGCCGTTTTTTACCCCTTGTAGCTTTGCCATTAGGGGTTTCATGCAACCATAGAGCATACGGTGTCGAATAGGACACGTAAACGGTATCCCTTCTCAAGGATTGGGTAAAATCCGGCTTATCGCCCTCATTGCTGGTTCCTGCCTTAGCTTCAGCGTAGACAACCTCAGGGTCCGGCAAATCCCCTATGGTGACTCTTCCACTACGCCGCAAAGTACCTGATTCCACTGGCACGTCCGGTTCAGCATCTCGAAGCACCTGTTGTCCCAATAACCACAGAGCCTCCAGGTTTGCTCTTCTTATGGCCCTCATAGCCCTATCTCCGTTCCAGGTAAGCCTATTGGACATCAGCACCACACCTTCTTGCCCTCGAGCTTGCCCGACACGCCACGAATTTCCTCAAGGGCAGAGACGCTATACTCTCCACCTTCAAAAAACAATCTATCTCCTACGGATATGTCTTGGTCATCGGTGAGGACCTCCGCATTTTTCGCTAAAGATCTCATCGAGGTGACCACACGACCAGCCAGGGAGCTTCCTTCTTTCGGCATCCTGGCCCACCTGACCTTGATCGTCCTGGACTCTCCTGGTATGGGGGTCCCCCACTCGTCGCACTCCGTGGAGGCCCCCTGTACCGTCGCAATTTGTTTCAGGAATGGTTTCAACAAGCTACTCATGTCAACCACACCGGACCAGCGGAACGGCCCCGCTTGAGAAACTGCCACGCCCTAGGTGCAACGTGGGCAGGGCGCCCTTTGAGGTCAAAGGACTGAGAGATCCCCGAAAGGCTGAATGAGGCGACTCCCTGTTCCTGGAGCTCTCCCGTACCGTCCAGAATCCACAGAGCCTGTTCGTATAGGGCTTTTTCGTAGTCTCCTGCGACTGTTACTCCTTGGTACTGGCTGAGGATTTCCGCCGCCGTCCAGAGGACCTTGTCCTTGTCTCCTTCGCTGGATTCGTCCCAGCCTCCGGCTCCGTATCGGGTGTCGAAGTACGTGTCTGCGGTGGATCTATCGACTCCTTCGGGGAGCATACCGCCACCTCCTCAGCCTCCCGTCTCGCTCTGTTGAACGCCGTGATACTCATCAGATCTTGTGTTTGAAGGCGACCATGCGAATCGCCTTGTCCTCGTAGACTCGCTCCCAGTTAGTTCCGACGGCGAGTTCCACATTGGTGGGAGACGACCCCGCTGCTGTACCAGTCCACTTGACGCCTCTGGGATGCAGGATGAGAGTGTGGCGGTTGATGAGGTAATCCTCCCCAGCGAGAGAATCGCGATCCGTCTCGGTGGGGACAAACCCAACGGGGCTTCCCTCTCCGTAGGCGATTGCTCCGTTGCCGAAGATATAGGTTGTGTAGGTCCCATCGGTCACAGGACACCCGTCATCCACGATGACCCGCTTGTTCATATAGGTCGGGATACGCAGGCTATTGTCGGAGGGCTTCACGTACTCGATGAGGTCCTGTTTTGCAAGTGCGGCCTCAACAGCGCTGTGCATCACATACCCCGTCAGGATATCCTTCGCATCCCCCAATTTCTGTATGGCGTCGATCGTTCCCCCCGCGCTGATCTTGGCTTCATCTCCGGTCAAAGCGGAAATATCATGAACATGGTTCGCCATGCTGGCGGCCGCAAATACGCCAGACAGGGCAGGGATGAGCATCGCCTGATAGCGCCTAGCCCAATACCCTGCCACGAGATCGCCGATAGCCCTCATGGGGTCATCACCGGCGAGGTTGGCGGCTAGGTCATTGGCACCCCACGCCTTACCCCTACGCAGGATGACGGCCACGTCCTGACTGGTCCCGATCTTGCCGGGCGTCAAAGCGGTAGCGTCGTCCAGGACCTCGTCGTCGCCGGTGAGGTCGGTCCAGTAAGGCATCTTGATCGTCTCTGCCGCAGCAGAGGCCAGCTCGTTAAACTTGGGGTCGGCCTGAGCAATCCCGCTGCTGAGGATCGCCGACAGCTCCATAGTGCGCTGGATCACGTAGGGGTTGAAGACCTCCGGTACGATGACGTCTGCTATCTTGGTCGTGGTCCCGGCAAAAAACTGTAGCTTGAATCTACCGAAGATACTCATAGATTATTCCTCCTCAATATCCGACACCGGCCTCCACCTTGAGAGACGCGGCCAATGTCGGTTTTTCGCGCAAGATACGCGCTTGTTCGGTGAGATTGAAGGTCTCACGCTTCCATGGGTTTTTCTGGTCCTTGCTTGCCTGTGGAACTCCACCACCACCGACATTCTTGGGCTTGACGATCGCCTTGAGGGATTCGAGATCCGCCTTGATCTCCTCTTCCGTCTCACCTCTGACCCTGTCGGCAAGGTCAGCAGGAAGTCCCGCCTCAGACAACAGCTTGGATCTGAGCTTGGTGATCTCCATCGCTCTTACCTTCGCCTCGGTTTCGGCGTTTTTGGCCTCGAGCTCGGCTATCTTGGCCTGTGCCTTTTCCTGCTCGGTCATCTGAGCGGCTTCGATATCCTTGAGTTTCTCCGCCTTCCCCTTGAGGTCGTCATAGTCTGCGTACTTCTCCTTCTCTCTCTTGAGCCGATCGGCCACTATACGGTCCACATCGGCCTGACTGAAACTCTTCCCCGACTGTTCTTTTTTCTGGCCGCCGTCGCCACCATCCTTGGGTTCCGGATCTGCAAAAAACTGCAACTGAAAGGACCTAAACATGTCATTACCTCCTTGGCTCCCCGGTTACCGTTCCGGGTGACGTAATATCTTTTAAAGCAACACATCTCCCTCGCCCTCGGTCTCGCTGGCGAGGATATTGACCCCAGTGACAAAGTAGTCGTCCACCCCATCGACCTCGTTGTAATAGTCAATGGCCTTTTTCGTGGCATCGTCGAACGACTCGGATACGGCGATCGCGCTGCGCTGTGTCTCCCACGAATCCTGCCCTTGTTTTTGGGGCCTGCTTACCGTTATCCTGAAAATCTTCACCTACCCACCCCCTTTCACGGGGCATAAAAAAAGGCCCCTCATCGAGGGGCCTGCGATTCCTGCTTTAAGCTATTCTTCTGTTACCTTATCTCCGTTGATTTCGGCCACATCCTCAGCGTCAACCTCCGCTCGCCAGGCGGCCTCTTTCACGTGAGTGTCGGCAGCTGTTTCTCCCTCGTCGGGAATATAAAGAGAATACGAGTGCCGACAATTCGGATGAAATAACCCTGCCTCCTTCGCCTGATTCAGCGTCGGGTACCCCGGTGTCTTCCCGGAGAGGGACAATACCCTGTCTTGCCACGGAGCGCATTTCTCGCACGTTCCCGGATGACTCGACACTATCACCAGGTCCTCGCCATGCTCCAGGAACTCGGTTCTCTTCGCCTCGTTATGGACGTTCATCAGCTCCGTCCGAGACAACATCGACGCGTAGGACTTGAGATTCCATTTCTTCCCTGACCGATCCACGAAGGCCGTGATTCCGCCGTCCCGAAGGCTTTGCTGCAGCTTCTCTCTGGTCTGCCTCCACGTCTCGTATCCCAGTGCGCCACCGGCAAGATTGCGGCCTAACTGAACCTGTCGCCAAATGTCGGTCACCTGACGCCCCGTCATGGTCAACACATCGGCTATCCTGGAATAGGACGTCTCCGCTAGAATCTGAGCCGCCTGCCGGTGAACCGTGCCGAACTGCCCGGACACGGAGGATCCGAGGTCCCCACGGGCTTCTTCGACCGCGATCGTGTAGACCGCAGGGACTGCCTCTGACGCCCACTGGCTCGATGCCATATCGAGATCGGATAGGATCTGGGTCACCGAGGCCTTGGCAGTCTGTAACTGCTTGACGCTGTAGTTATCTTGAGACTTTGTGGGGTCGCTCAATATCCTCTCGATCTCTGCCGTGATCTCCACCTCAGCCTGTTCGAAGACGGAGACGAGCCTAGCCGCCTGCCTGTCTATATGATTCGTGCCGATAGCAGCTCACCCCCTATTCCTCTTCGACCTCCGGCAGAGTCACCTTAGGAGTGTTCAGCCCCGCCGTGGTAGCCCGTATCTCAGCCACGGCTTTTTCAAGGGCTTCTCCTTTCAGTCCGTCCCGACGTCGAATTACCTGTTCCAGCGACATGGTACCGGCCACGTAGGCGGCATCGCACATGGTCGATACCTCTACCTGGTCATCGGGGATTCCGTCCTTCCAGGCTATGGAGACCATGCAGGGCTTGCCAGTCTCCAGCTGGTAGGCCGTTTCCAACGCCTGACAGACCGCTGGATCGATACCCAGTTTGAGCCTGTTCACCTTGGCCAACGGAGCCGTCAGGAGCCGCTTCAAGGCACTACCACTTTCGGCCAACCCTGCCTTGATCTGTCCGAAGGCCGAGGGGGAAGTTTCGGAGATCGAGTAGAACTGCTCCATCAGCAGGTCGATCTCCTTGAAATTGGCCTCCATCTGGCCGTCCCAGGTGATATACCCGGGAGGGAGATCTTCTTTTTCAACTACGATGAAATCCCCCATCCGCACGACGTCGTTCCCATTTTCGTCCTTCCCGACAACCGAAGCTGGACCGTACATCTTCGGGTCGGCATGCTTATCCAGGATTCGAGCGATCTGGGCGAACCTGACCTCGATCTCCGATACGATAGAGGCGACGTCGGAATAATCCTCGTGGCCGTAATAGCGGTCCGTGGTGGTTACGTTGGACATCGTAGCTATAAGAGGGCGGTCGCAGTCAAAAACTTCCGTATGGGGGTCCTCGACAAGCGAGGACACGCTCCATCTGCTCAGATCATAGATTCGGTACTCCACCTCACCCGGCCTGTGGATCTGGACGTATAGCTGATACTTGTCCGTGGAGATCTCTACCGGCCAGGCTAGGACATGTTCCGTAACCTCCTTGAGGTCTTCAGGGTTCACGACCGGGAACCACCAGCGAGGAGGGAACCCTGATATTTTCGCCTTGCCGTCCACCAGCCTGGACTTCAGAAGTCCGTTCCCGAAGCGAGACACGTCTATAGAGCTGGCGTAAAGCTGGCTCCAGAAGTTGGACCTCTTGATTATGCCGTCTAGGACCTCCTGATCTCCGTCCTCGGTTGTGACCGTGGGGATCTCTCCAAGAAGGAGATCTCCCCATAGAGTCGAAAGTCGCTTCGGCCAGTTCAGCAGGATCTCGATGGTGGCCTCGAGGTCGGTTCGATAAATCCGCTTCCAGACCTCGGTGAATACATCCGGGTGGTCTCCTTCAAAAAGTTTCTGGTTGTCGCTGTACATGGAAAGTCTTCTGACCTCGTCCATATCCCTAGGGGGCCACGGAGCACCCTTGGAAAAGATCGTTTCAAGCGATGTGATCATCTGGCACCTCCTAGAACCCCTTGGGCTTTTTCAAGGCCGGGTACGATCCGCGCCTCGTGATGTACTTGTTCAGGGCGTACCGAAGCGCGTCCCAGCAGTGGTTATTTTTGTCCTCTATCTGAGGCAAAACGTCGTCGGTCTTGAAATCTACCTTGTAGCGGTAGAGTCTGGCCTCGTCTGCCATATGCCGACAACGTTCGTGGATGACGATCTGCTCGAAGCTGCGAAGGTATGCTATGCCGTCCTCGATGCACCCTGGCCACTTGTCGGCACCACGTATCTTGAACCCTCTCTGTCTGACGTAGCTGATGGTCTCGGGCCTTGCACAGTCAGCATATATCGGCCAGAGACGGGAAGCAGGAACCTCGTCGAACATAGACCTTCCCGAATCGCCTGGTCGCCTAGCGAGGTCGTCTATATCGACGCCGACACCATAGGTCTCGTGATCGATGTAGAGACGCTTCCCTTGGATAAATGCCCTGATGAGAACCGTAGGGTCTTGAGAGAACCCCCAGTCGGCACCGAAGAAGAAACGGGCATTCTCTGGGGTCTCGAATCTCTCGATGACGTACTTGCCACGGAAGATCACGGCGTCGCTGATCTGCCGAGTCTCACCCTCCCATACGTTCTCATAGGCCTCAGGGTCAACTTTCTTCAGATACAGCCGTTCATCGTCCAAGACCTTCGGAAACCATGGGTTGTCCTGCCAACCTACCTTCTGGATCTCCGAGTTAGGCGGTGGGTTGACCACGAATCGCTGATAGGTGGGATCGTCTTCCTCCATGGGGTTGAAACTCACCCATATCTCAGAGCCCTCAGCCCGAATCGTAGGGATCAGTATGGACCAGGAGGATTCCGATACCGTCTGGGCTTCCTCCACCCAGCAGATGTCGACGCCCTCAGTGGACTTTATCTCCTGCACGTTTCTCCTGAGCCCTTTGAAGATGATCTCGGTTCCGTTCTTCCCGATGATTCGAGTAGCCTGGACGTCATACCAAGGGGCCAGCCCCATAGCGTCGATCTGCTCTCCCAAGAGCTTGTGGACCGAGTCTCCGATCGAGTTTTGGTATTCCCTCGCGCAGAGAATCCGAAGCTTCCGGGTGGTCCCCTGAAGCAATAGAGCCCTGGCGATGCACCAGCTCTTGGCCCCTCCTCGGCCTCCGTGGTAAACCTTGTAGCGTGCTGGCCGAAAGAGCCCCTGAAACGCGACGGGAAACTTAATCGCTTGTGCCGGCATCGTTCGCAGGCTCCACAAAATTGATGGTGATCTCCGGAGACGTCAAAGGAGTGCCATTTGGTCCGGAGATCTCCCGCTTCTCGGTGAACATCCCCAAATGCTTCCCGAGGAGCTCCAGGGCTCGAATCCTACCCACGTGGGACGCTCCCTTGCCCTTCAGCTCCGCCTCCGCTTTGAGTCGAGCGAGAACATAATCCTGCGTCACCTCCACCCGCTCTCGACGCTCCGCCATAGCCTCCTCGATCGCCGCCTGGACGTGAGGCAGAGTCAGCAAGTTCGACCCAACCTTACGGGCACTTTTCGCAGAGTATCCGGCTCTGATGGCCGCCGCCGTGGCGTTCAGGTCTACAAGATACTCCTCCACGAAGGCAGCCTGCTTAGCTGTGAGCTTCTTTGCCACGGCGGTCACCTCCTTATGTTCGTTTCAGCTTCACAAGCAGTCTTGCCATTCTGTCTATCGCCTGGTCAAATACACACTCCTCAAGCCCCGATCTGGGCATCTGGTGGGCAAAGACCAGGTGTAACAGTTCATGGACGACAGACTCCTCCTCATCCGAGTCGAACCCTTCAAGCGTCTCCCTGTCCTCCATCCGCTTGATCCGGATAAGGGCCTGCTCCTGAGCTATCACATACATCACATTCCCGTTGACGCCAGGAGAAAGCTCTTCCTTCTCGGCATACCTGATCTTGATATCCCAATTAGAAACACCCAAAATCGAGGCCCATTTTTTGCATAACACGCTAAGTGTATAGTCCACTATACATGCACCCCCACTATATATATGTTAGTATTGATCAGGAAAGGAGGTGATTTCATGGCAAAGCAACACCACGTTATTCCCCAAGACGGGGGCTGGGCTGTTAAGACTGACCACGCGGAAAGGGCTTCAAAGGTAACCACCACCAAAGCAGAAGCGACCGCATTCGCACGCCAGGTAAGCCAAAACCAGGGTACAGAATTGGTCATCCACAACAAGGATGGGCGAATCTCTGGTAAAGACAGCCACGGTAACGATCCCTACCCACCTAAAGGCTAGGGACATGGAGAAGGCCTTTCCGGTCGGACGGAGGGGCCTTCCCCATTACATCTACCTCTTCAGTCCATCTTTCCCCCACTGCAACACGAACCCTAGACACTGCCACAGGGTATCTTTGATCCGCTTGGTAGCTACAGCCATGCCAAGCTCATGGTTGTAGTTTTCAGGGTCTACGCAGGAAGACGTTGCATACTCGACGAACCCAGAAAGGGCCGTCGCTTTTGCTAAGGTGGTCTTTTCGTCGATGCGGGAACCCGTTACATCCCCCAAGAACTCGTCAACGACGCCAGGCGTTACCTTGGTAGCATCATCCAGCTCTAGATAGGCAGCCTCAAAAACATCTTTAGGGCTCCATGACTCGTATCCATCACCATAGACAACCTTGTATCCAGAGACCCCGTCCTTCGACGCTGGCTCAGCCTGGACGATCGTAACTCCCAAAAAATTTTTCATCTCAGAAATCCTCCTCAAAAAACAAAGGCCCCAGCACATGCCAAGGCCATCTATCGGGCAAGTCGGGCCTGCACTCCCGACGCTGCTACCTTCACACATCTCACACTATCATTTTATGCCCCTCCAACGGATCTCGCGGGTATTCCGCAGGGTATTCTCTATGGGGTTCAAACGGGATTCAGCATGGAGCCAAGCATCAACTGAGCCCCGAAGACGACATCATAGGCAATCAGGGATGGAACCATCGTACGGCGTGCCAGGACTGTCTTTCGATCGACGTGATAGTCCTGGCAAATCCTCTCTACGGTGTAGTAATCGCTAAGTCCCGACCTGGCGGGACAATTCAGGACCTCCATATACCGGACGAATAGCCCCCAGTCGGTAGGGGATCCGACTCTATAACGCTTCGCTGCCTCCGCTATGCGAGGCCATCCGCCGTGTTTGTTCACGATACTCATGATCTTCTCTGCCTGACCAATCAAGGCAAGGACATGCCCATCAGGGGACTGGTCGCACTGGACATGGACAGATTCACCCTGAGGAGGAGATACGCTTTGAATCAGCTCTTCCCAGTCGTTCAAATCAGGAGGGGTCGAATCGCCGGAGATAACCCGCACTCCGGCGGGATAATTAGAGCATAGTAGTTCGATGATAGCCGCCAGTTGCTCGTCTTTTTTCATCCTCATCTCCTCCTCACAGATAATGCCGCCGCTCGACCATCCCCGATCGCACGGCGGCTTTCGCCACCCCAGGCTTTTGCTATTCCCCTTCCACCCAGCCCCGCATACGCTCCAATTTTCTCGCCTTCTCCTGCTCGACAAGGTCGTCCCCTACGACGTGGCGTAGCTGGGCCATCATAATTTCCACGTCTGCTATCTCCTCGGCTATCGCCGTGAGGCTGGCCCGATGCCGCCGATAATGCCGGATGGCCACAACGAGCTCGGCGCACTCCTCGATAGCCTGGTCCATCTGTTGATCGGCCCCAAACAGGTCTATTACCTGGCGGCAGAGCTCTTTTTCTTCCTTCGCCTTGCCCTTTATCCATCCGTTTTCTAGAGCCAGGGAAACCAACGCAGTTGTGGACCTTTCTCCTGTGCGTTCCTTGGCTTGGTAGACCAGATTCTTTGTCGTTTTGAGAGAGACCCCCCGGGTTTCTGAGGCTTCTCCGAGAGACAGCCCCTTGCTTAAGAGCTCCAACACCTCGGCTTGTGCCGGAGTCGGGGAGAGGGCTGGAGAGATCATCTAATCAACTCCTCCCAGAGATCGCCGTCGGGGTCAGTTTCTTCCCTCGTGAACTCTCCGAGGACTACTCTCTCCATCAAAAAACTTGCTTCTGGAGGCCTATCGCCCTCTTCGTACCTGAGACAATTACCATGGTCTGAGCTCCACTTGCCCTGATATGGGTTTACGCACCTCCACCCCTCAACAAGCCACTGACACCTAGGCTCTCCTTTGTAACTGCCTCTGCCTGCGCACCTATCCGGGACCTCAGGCCAAGTTCTGTTGGTGGTCGTCATCCCTCATCCCATCCCTCACACTGAGTCCATTTCTTCATCAGAACCCCTCCTCGATGGA